CATGTAGGCCGGCACGCCGAACGCGCCGGCGATCGTCATGTCGTCCCAGCGCAGCTGCTCGATGAGCTGCGCATCGACGGCACTCATCGACATTGCCGTATAGGCCAGGCTATCGCCCAGAACGGCAACCTTGCCAACATTCTCACCGGTAAAATTCTCGTCCCAATAAGCCTTGATGCGCGCAGCCGTTTCATCGGCGATCGCGCCTGGAGCGCTGAGAATGCCACTCGGCCGCGCGCCGTTGGCGAACAACCTCGCGGTATTGCTCGTAATCCGGAGCGCCGCAAAAGCATTGATCCCGCATGCGTAGATTGGAGATAAACCGACCAGGGGATGATAGAGCGTGTTCCACCGATCATGGATGATCTCGCTGGCCGGCACGATCGTGTATTCTCCGAGCACCTTCGAAACATTGTCGCGGCGCAGCTCGTAGAACACCGCGCCATCATCGGCAACGAGCGGCCGCACCCGGTGTGGATCGAGAACGTACATCGCTATCACGACGCCGCGATTGTCGCGCTGCTTGAGAACATAGGTATTGCCGCGCGTCAGCTTCGATTCCATCCAGTTCTGGTAGAACTGGATCCGCGTCTGAAACGCATTCGGCTTGCGTAACACCGGCGAAAAGGATGGGCTGGTCGTTTCGGCCCAGACGTTCTGCGACTGCCGCTCCATCAGCTTCAGCCGCATCTTGGCGATATCGGATGAAATGATCGAGACGCAGCGGAACACCGCCCAATATTGCAGCGCGTCTTCGAGCGTGACCTCGACATTCTGCTGCCATGCGCCGGCGAAGCTCTCCATGACGAGAGGCCACCAGCCGCCTCGATTGCTGACCGGGGCAAGCGCCTTCTGTTCAGTCTTTGGCTCGGCCCGCCTAAACAGCCGCGTCAGCGCATTCGCCATCAGATCAGCGATCCGTTCTTATCATTGTCATCGCCACCAGCTTCGGGCGTATTATCGGCGACAACTTCCGGACCAGTCCACTCGCGCTCTGCAATATCCATCGCCTTGCTCTCAGCCAGTTCTTCGGCTGTTGCGTCCGGCATATCATCTTGCCCAGATGCATCATCACCAGGCGCTTCCAGAACAGGAGCGACGCCCACCACGGGCGGGGGCGGATTGGTCAGTTCATCGATCTCCGTCTCAAGACGCCTTGCCCCCCAGCGCTTGTTCGCCTCCTGCCCGGTCAGCTCGGCATACCGCGCCCGCAACGCCTTGACAGGATCAGGCGCTTCGGCAGGCTTCAGATCGGGGGCAACGCCAGCCGGCGCATCGACCGCCTTGCCGATCAGCTTGAGCAGCCTGGCATCCTTCGGGATCGCGGAGAACGCATCCCCGGCGCGCAGGGCGCGCGTCGCATAGCGCAACGGCTTTACCGCCACGAGATGAACCTTGGGCATCATCGACTCCGTTGAAATTGGAAAAAGCGGCGGACGCATGGAGACGCCCGCCGTTCAGTCACCGCGACATGAAGGCGCGAAGCGCCACGGGGCCCACGGCCAAGTGGGCAAGTCAGGCCTGCGCGGATGCGCAGGCCCAACAAACACTAGATGGCAGCCTGAGGCGGCGAGGTATCCTCGTTACCCCATCCCGTGCTGGTCAGATAGGCGACTGCCGCGGTGCGGCGACGGCGCCAGTTGATCATCCGCTCGCAACGGATCGCGACCGAATTGGTCTGGAACATCGAGACCATCGCCGACTCTACCGGTGCCGGCGGCGACCCTTCGTTGATATTGTTCGTAGGATCGTCAGCCATTTCCAGCGAGGCCTCGCGGCTCAGATCGATCGAGACGCCACCATCATCAGCCAGATAGATCTCCGGTGCGATGACCGCAACGACGACGCCCTGAGGCACGTATTGCGACGTGATCACCGGGACGCCTTCGAGCATGCCGCCAGCCATCGTGATATCGGGGAACTCCCGCTGCCCCAGGGCATTGCGCATCAAAGACAACGACAGCGCCTGCGATTCACGCATCACGAGCACAGCACCGCCAGTCCGAAGATCAGCAGTGATGAAATTCGTGAACAACCACCGAAGATCAGCGCGAACAGCATCCGCATCGATCCCGGACGCCGCTTGCGTTGCTGCGCCATTGGTGATCGAAGCCGGACGCACTTCTGCGATCAGGGTGATCGAAGGATTGACAAAATCCGAGTCAAGACGCGCCTGCAGCGCTTCCGCCAGCGCATTACGCACCAGCATATCTGCCGACGGAGACGAGAACTTGATCACATCCTCACTGAGGACGGCAATATTGGCCACCTTGGTCCAGCGCAGAATGATCTCGGAAAAGTCGAATTTCGTCAGCGGCTTTGCCTTGCCCTCGCCAACCCAATCCGCATCGCCACCACTGATCTGCGCAGGGAAACGGACATTGAACGGGATCGGACGCAAGCCCGGGATATTGCCCACCCCGAACTTGCCCAGAATCGTCATCGGACGCAGGAACTCGACGAACTCGGATACAAGGTTCGTCGGATCCACCAATGGCGCCGCCCAGCTCGGATCGGTCGTCGTCGCACCCGCGACTTGCGCCTTCAGGATCGTCTCGATCTGCCCCTTGTAAATGCGGGACATGTTGGGATACTGGCTCTTGATGCGCTCCAGCGCCTGCAGCGGAGCCCCCTTCGCCGCGGCATAACACCGGACCAGGCGAGCAAACGCCACGCCGGGCTCTTCCTTCACTTTCGCCTCGGCAGGCAAGCCGCCGCCGCGAGCGTCGGAACCGCCATCCTGCGTATCACCGCGCTGTACCGGCTTCGCCGTTGACGCCGAAACATCGGACGCCTCAAACCTGGCCAGGTTCTCGCGCAGTTCCTTCACTTCGGCGGCCAGCTCGTCATAGTCCTCCTTTTCGGATTCGTTCAGCGAGCGGTCATCATCATCCATCGCGGCCTGAAGAATAGCCTTCATCCGCGTTTCCTTCGGGCCGATCTGGGCCTTCAGATTCTCAATCTTCTCTTTGAACGTCGTCATCGATTTCTTTCCCGTGATCTTCGGTGTGATGGTTTTTCCCGAAGCGCCGGGGCGGGTTGTAGAGTCATCCTTGAGGCCAAGCGCGGCCCTCGTTTTCCGGTCAATCGACTTGACCGTCTGAATTGTGGCATCCTGATTGGCGGGGATCGTCACAACGCTGAGCTCCAGCCATTCCCACTCCAGAATGTGATAGCCACCATCCTTCATCCTGGAGATTTCAAGTATGCTGAAGCCAATCGACACGGCGCGCACCAGACCGAGCTTCACACTCTGCCAGGCTTCATCGAGACGATCCTTCAGCCTGCCCGGCTCGTTCGTCTTCACGAATCGCGCACGAAACGGTATGCCGTCCTTGCCAGGCTTGGCCCATTCGACATGGCCCACCGGCTCGCCGCTGCGATGCTGCCAGAGCAGTGGCATGGGCAGCGAGAACTTCGCCCCCATCGGTTCGACCACATCACCAACACGATCCGGCGTCGGCGTCGAGGCGATGCCACTGATCACCCGCTCTTCCTCATCGACCTTCTTGATCTCAAGGATCGTGTAAGCCCTGTTCATCGCGTCATCCTCAATAAATCATTACCTGGTAGACTGGCTCAGACTTCGGAGCTTCCGGATTCCGGCTCATCAACTCCACCGCATTGAACGACGCCACAAGCGGATCTATCTTAGCTTTCCCTGCGGCCTGCTTGTTGATCACGATCGCGTTGCCTCGCTGCTCAGCCTTCGCATTGCCCACGCACCACGCCATCAAAGGCTGGCCAGCATGTCTCAATGTGCCATCCTTCAGCTTGCGTTCCATGCCCCACGCTGGGCCCGACAGGCGATAACCCTGCGGCACGCCGCGAACAGTTTCGCAGATGTCCCGCGCCGCCAGCTCGTCCACTGTCGCGCTTGCTCCCGCCGGATCGATACCAACGCCGTCCTTCTCAGGCAGCAGACCGGCATCCCTCACACGCTCGACAATATCGGCGACATCCTCGACGTCCTGCGTCGGCGTCTTGCAAACCACCAGATCACCCTGCTGTTCAAAGTCACGCAGGCGCTGTACAATTTCCTTACGCACCCGGAACACGTCATCCTGAGCCCAGGCGCGGTTCCAGAGCAGCCAGTTCCGCGTGACACGGCAGCGACCAAGAACCGACAAGCCGAGCAAATCATCAAGCCCACCACCGTCGATCCCCACGGTGACAACCTCGGACCGCTCAAGCAGCGTGTCGAGAGTCAGCCCGGGATCACCCGCGGCTTCCCAGTAATCGGCGCCGCGCCAGCGATCGGCATG